CCGCGGACACGAGCGCGGACAGGAAGACCACGTATGTGGCCGCTGCCGGAATGCGTGCGGACGGGTTGCCGCACGTGGAGCTGATAGCTCGCCGTGACGGCATGCTGTGGGTGCCGCACTTTTTGGATTTGCTTCGTGAGAGCTGGCCGGGCATTTGTGAGATTGCGGTGCAGTCGAAGGGTTGTCCGGCAGTCGATTTCATCGACCCTTTGACTGAAAAAGGTTGGACGGTGCATCTCATCGAAGGATTCCGTCTGGGCGCGTGCTGTGGCCGTTTCCTGGACCGTGTGCGCGAGGGCAAGCTGCGGCACCTTCCGCAGCCCGCCATCGAACAGCAGGTTTCCGTGGCCGTGTCCCGGCGTCTTGGCGAGGTCGAGGTGTGGGACAGGACGAAATCAGCATTGCAGATTTCCGGCTTGGTGGCCGAATCGCAGGCATTGTATGCGCTTGAGACCATGCAGGTCGAAGCGGAAACACCGAAATACGCGCCGAGCGTGACCCATTTCGCAGTCGTGTGACCCAGTGAGGAGGTTTCATGGGGTTCTTTTCCAGATGGCTCAAGAAAAGCCCGGTATCCGTGGCCCAGAAGTTCTCCGAATCGCCAGTCAACATTTCGCAGGTCGCGCAGTTGCCAATCGACTGGTTCGGCGCCGGAGTCTACGAGCGAGAGGCGGCGGTGCGTACCGTCATCGACCATATCGCGCGGAACATCGCCAGCATGCCGTTCAAGGTCTACACTCGCCAGCCTGACGGTGACCGTGTGGAGGACACGACAAGCCATTTGGCGCAGTTGATGGCAAAGCCGAGCGTTCTCCCTGGCATGACACGCTACCGATTCTTCTACTCGCTGCTCTGCGATGGCCTGCTCAATGACCGATGGCTTTGCCTGCTCGATGCCGACAAGCAGTCCGGTCGATTATGGTTGCGGCGTATTCCGGTGCAGAATTTCACGCTTTCCGGCAACACTCTTGATGAGATTACCGGCGTGCAGATCAGTACCGGCCAGCCGGAAGGAAGCCAGTATTTCAAGCTTCCCGACCCGCAGATTCTGCTGGACGTTGGCTACAGCACGTCCGGCATCGGCGGCTCTCCGGTATCCGGCACTCTCGCCCCGCTTCTGGCGGAGGCGCGTGAGATGGCCGAATATCGCCGTGCGATTGCCAAGAACGGCGGCCAGATTCCGGCATACATCGCTCGGCCGAAGGAGATGCCGTGGCCGTCGCAGGAGGCTCAGGACGAATTCGTGCAGGGAATGCGCAACTACAAAGCCGGCGGCAATCTCGCCGGCGGATGGCCACTGCTCAACGACGGCATGGAAATCAAAACCGTGGACGCCTTCAAGCCGATTGATATGCAGGACATCGACGCGAGAGACAAGATTCGCATCGACGTGGCCAACGCATTCCATATCGCGCCGGAGAATCTTGGCTTTCGCAGTGGCACGAATTCCAACATCGGAGCCTTCAAGGAGCAGATGTGGAACGTGGAGCTCATGCCGTACATCGTGGCTTTCGAACAGTCGCTCAATCTGCTTCTGCCTGACGCGCTCGGACAGCCGGACGCCTACATCGAAGCGAACGTTGACGCGAAGCTGCGCGGCACGTTCTCCGAACAGTATCAGGCGCTCAGCACGGCCACGGGGCGTAGTTTCATGACCACGAACGAGGCACGGCGCATCCTCAACTATCCGAAGCTTGATGGTGGCGACGAATTGGTGACGCCACTGAACGTGGCAACCGGCGGACAGCCCAGCCCGCAGGACGGCGGCAGGACGCAGAACGCGCAACAGAACAATCCAGTGAACGGAGAAGGACAGTGAATCTCAAACAGCTCAGATTCAACGTGAAATCCTTGGATGATTCCGCAGGCGAAGGCGTTTTCAGCGGCTACGCCAGCACTTTCGGCAACAAGGATCTGCAGGGTGACGTGATCGCCAAGGGCGCTTTCGCGGAGACCTTGGCGAAGGATTACGACGGCGGAGCCGGCATCCCGATCCATTGGAACCATCAGGACGGCAAGCCGACCGACATCATCGGACGCACCTTGAGCGCCGTGGAGGACGAGAAGGGCCTGCTCATCTCGGCCCAGCTCGACATCGAGGATAATCCGACCGCACAGCAGGCTTACGACCTGCTCAAGGATGGCAGGGTTCATCAGATGAGCATCGGCTTCGTGCCGACGAAGACCGCTTGGATCACGGAAAAGGGCGATGGCCCGTGGGGTGGCCATTCCGAATTCCAGCAGATCAAGCTTTTCGAGATCAGCGTGGTGCCGGTGGCCGCGAACCAGCAGGCCGAGATTCTGGCCGTGAAGTCAGGTCGCGCCATCAGCTCCGCCAATGAGGAGAAGCTTCGTGCTGCATTTGCGTCGCTGAGCGAGGTGTTGGAAGGCATTGATTCCGACAATTCCAGCGCTTCCGACGAAAATAAGCCGGATGATTCCAAGACCGGCGAGAAACAGGACGATAAGAAGCTTGCCCCTGATAAGGGTAGGGACGCGGAGGCCGAGAAGGCCGAGCGTCTGAATGTAATCAAATCCGCCCGTGAACTGGTCACTGGCGGCAAGGACAACAAGGAGACCAAATGAGTTTCAATGATCGTCTCGCCAAGACCAAGGCCGCCATCGAAGCGGTGCTTGCCAAGGGCGAGGATAATCTCGACGCTTCCGACATCGAGAAGCTGAAGGGTCTGAACGCCGAGGCGCACGAATTGCAGGATTCCATCGAAACGGTGGATGCGGTGCATAAGCGTTTCGCGGGATTGACCGACAATCTGGCGGACACCCAGAAGAGCGGAGCCGCATCCGGCGAATCTCTTGGCGATTTCGTCGTGAAGAACATCGGCGAACAGCTGGCGAAGATAAAGGGAGTGTCGGGAGCGTCAATCGCAGCACCGGAATGGGCTCCGCGCCGCAAGGCCAACACTGACACGCAGGTTACCGGCGGACCGTCCGGCGTGTACGGCTCCCTGCTGACCTACGTGGACCCGAATTTCGTCCAGGCTTACCGTCGTCCGACCATCACCAATCTATTCGGTGTCGGCGCGATGAGCGGACAGGCCATCATCTACTACGTGGAAGGCGAAAAGGAAGGCGATTTCAAAACCGTCGGCGAAGGCGAGAAATTCAGCCAGATCCATTACGCGGACGCGACAGAACACACCGACGCTTTGTCCACCATCGCTGGATTCATCAAGGAATCCAACGACATGATCACCGACCTCGAATTCCTGAAGTCCGACATCGATGGACGCCTGCTCTACGATCTGAGCATCGTCGAGGAGAAGCAGTTGCTCAACGGCGATGGCGCCGGCAAGAACATCACGGGCCTGCTTAATCGTGAAGGCATTCAGACCTACACGGCTACCGACGCCGGCAATGACGTTGCCGTCCTGCACGCGCAGTCGATGATCTCCACCACGACCGGCATGATGCCGGATGCCCTTGTCATCAATCCGACAGACTATGAGGCCATTCGATTGAAGAAGGACAATGATGGCAATTTCATCGGCGGTGGACCGTTCTATGGCGTGAATGGTGGCGCGCTGACCATCACTCCGCGCCTCTGGGGTCTGGACACCGTGGTGACTCCCGCTGTCGACGCCGGCACAGCCATCGTCGGCTCCTTTAAGGGCGCTGCCACCTTCTATCGCAAGGGCGGCGTGACAGTTGAGGCCACCAATTCCAATGACACCGACTTCATTTCCGATCTGGTGACCATTCGCGCCAAGGAGCGTGTGGCTTTGGCCGTGCGCAAGCCGAAGGCTTTCGTCAAGCTGACCCTTAAGTAAGGAGACGTGATATGGCTCGACAGTTTCGAGTGATTCCAGCCTCGGCGGCGAAGCTTGACCCGAATGCCAACGTGGCCGATGTGGTCTTCGTCGGTTCCAACGGCAAGCCGACCGATATTGGCAGCGCTGCAGTGAAGCCTGCAACGCATGTGGCTTTGGCCGCCGGCGCCACACCAACCAAGAGCGAATTCGACGCCCTGGTCAATTCTCTGATTGCGGCTGGCCTGATGGCTGCAGAGTAAGCGTGGAGGTCGGCATGAGTGATGTGAATGTGATTCCCGACATGATTGCCGACCCTTCGGCCTTCGAGGATGACACCGAGTTCCGGCTTAAGGCCGCGCAGGCGGCCATCCGCCGCGAATGTGGCTGGCATGTCATGCCGAACGCGGCATTGACGGGGACGCTGAACACTCGCGGCGGCACGGTTATTCGACTGCCCGCCCGTCATGTGACGAGCATCGAATCCTTGACCGACCGCGACGGCAACAAGCTGGCTTACGCCTATGACCCTGAGACGGGTCTTGTGGAGTCGCTTTCCGGTGGCTTCCCGGTCGGCATCGCGGCCATCCATTATTCGATCCATGCCGGATACGACGATGCGCCGGACGTGCAGCAGGTGCTCATCAGTGCCGCGAAGCGAGCTGGCATGAGCCCGGTCGGGCTCGTCACCTCGCAGTCCACGAACGGTTCCAGCGCGAGTTTCGACGTGGTGTCGCTCATGCAGGAGGAGAAGGACAGGCTCAAACCCTACCGGCTTGGAGGGTTGCCGTGAGCCTG